GTTTAAACAACATATTATAAATCCAATAAAAAGTAAATATATAATTAAAGATGCACAAGATTTTGATACTAAAGGATTAGATAGAAACATAACAATACAAGCAGAGTATGGAGATGCTGCATATAATAGTAAAATGCAATTATATGATTCAGGAGCTCCTTTACGAAACGCAATAAAAATAATTGAAGATGGTTTTCTAAAAGAGGTGGGGTCAAGTAGAGATACCTATAAAGAATATGGTTTATTAGACGGTTCAAGAAGTTTTGTTCAAAAAACAAATACTATTGTTCCAAAAACTATAATAGATAATTTGTTTCCACATACAGTTAAAGCAGATATGAGACTAAAAGTAAATAAAAAACTTTTAGCAGATGCACAAAAAGATATAGGTAGAAAAAATACTAAAGGAAGCGTAAAAAGTAAAAGTAGTAAAGGAACTCGTACAGGCAGAGCAGGAAGAGGAGTAAAACGAGCAAAAGGCAAAGCTGGAACTAGAGTATCTAGTAAAGCAGGAACAAGCCCTTTAGCATTAAGAAATATGCTTAATGAACTTTTACCAGTAGCAATTGCAAAAAATATGACAAGTCCTGCACTAAACTATAGAACAGGTAGATTTGCAAATTCAGTAAGAGTAGATAATGTAACACAGGGACCGAGGGGAGGAAATACAATGATTCAAGCAAGTTATATGAATAACCCATATGAAACATTTGCTCCAGGAGGAGATAAATATACTCCTCAAAGAAATCCTGAAAAATTAATTAAAGGAACATTAAGAGAAGTCGCACAAGGAATAGTAGGTACTAAATTTGGAGTTAACGTAAGATAATGGAAACAGCACTAGCAAGGAAACATACCACGCGTAGGCGAGCCATTGTAGAAGCATTAGCCCTTGAGTTAGAACAGATAAATGGGGGAGCTCCCTTTAGAACAGCAGTCTCAAACGTAGAAAGAAGACTAAAGTTTTGGGATGAAGTAACAGAATTTCCTACTATACATATAGGAGCAGGAGCAGAGACTCGCGAATACGATGGTGGTGGGTTTAGATTTAGATTTTTATCAGTAACAGTTCGATGTTATGTTTCAGACGACAATGATGTCATTGAAGCACTCGAAGAGTTACTAGAAGATGTTGAAACAGTACTAGAGGATAAAGATCCCTTGACGTACTATGATTCGACAGGAACATCTCAGTCTACAGTACAAACAACAATTGTTACTGTAGATACAGATGAAGGAGTACTCGAACCTCTTGGTGTAGGAGAAATCACCATAGAGATTCGATATTAAATAGGAGAAAAGAATGGCATTTTTCTTTAGTAGAGATACCAAAGTATTTATGAACTTTAGTTTGGATGGAACAACGGCCAATACAGCTCTTTATGAGATACCTGTATTAGATGGTTTTTCTTTCAATCAAGGAACAAATACTTCGGAAATCACATTAAGTGAAGCCGCAAACTCAACAGGCTATAGTAAGAGAGGTAGAGCAATGTTTACCGATTCTTTTGCACCAGCTGAATGGAGTTTTTCTACTTACATGAGACCTACCGTGTCTGGAAGTGCTGATGCAGCCGCCAGTAAACAACATGGTGGAAACGGAGATGTATTTGCAGTAGAGGGCCCTTTATGGGCAGCTATGTCAGCAAATACGTATGACAGATCAATTGGAAGTAGTGGTACAGGAGATTTTGCAAATAATGCAGCAACTTACGAGCCAAAGCATTTTAATTTTGCAAACTCTAACCAAGTGACACTTGGAACATTTGACTTATTCTTTGTTCTAGGAGCATCACAAGATACAGACACAACTTCGTATGCAACAGGTACGGATGGTGTAACAGTATATAGAGTAGCTGATTGTTCAGTTGGTTCTGCTTCAATTGATTTTGATATTGAAGGTATAGCACAAATTGCATGGTCAGGTCAAGGTAAGCAAGTTAATGAAGTAGTATCATTAAGCACTGCAACTTCAGGCGCAGTAGATAATTCAGCAGAAACTTATGGTTACGCTCTCGGACTAATTGATGAGGGAGTAACTTCTACTTCTAACTTTATTAGACAAAAGTTAACCGACTTAGCTATGAGCTTTGATATTTCAACTGCTACAGGTAGTGTATCCGGAAGCGCATTAGACGCTGCTGGAGATGGAACCACTGATACAACATATGGTGTAACTTTAACAGGCGGTAATATTACGATTGAAAATAATCTAAGTTACTTAACACCAGAAACATTAGGTACAGTGAATCTACCATTAGGACATGTAATGGGAACAAGGTCAGTATCAGGTAACTTTACCTGTTACTTAAATGACACAGCAAATGGATCATTAGATTTATTTGAAAGACTACAAGAGTCTAGAGGTGTAATAACTAATGCATTTGACTTGAAATTCAGTATTGGGGGCTCAAGCTCTTCAAACCACTGTAATGTTCATATTGCAAAAGCACATCTCGAATTGCCTACTCACAGTTTTGAAGACGTAGTATCAGTAGACGTGGCTTTCCACGGTTTAGCTACTGACTTATCATCATCAACTGCAAGTAACGCAACGAATGAAATTGACGTATTATACGCAGCTTCATAATAAAAACAAACTCGGAGGGCTTCGGCCCTCCACTTTATAGGAAAAAGAATGACAGAACAAAAACAACCAGTATCACTTAAGAGTTTATTAACTCCAAGTAAGACTGTTACTATAGACTTTCCAGGATTAAAAGGATTTAGAGTTCAATTAACTTATCTTGCAAGAGAAGAGTTACTAAAACTAAGAAACAGAAGTGTAACACAAGTTTTAAATAAGAAAACTAGGGCATACGAAGAACAGCTTGATAATGACAAATTCTTAACAGAATACTGCAAAGCAATTATTAAAGGCTGGAAAGGCTTAAAGTATAAATACTTAGAAGAGCTTCTATTAGTAGATACGAGTGGAGTAGACCCTGAAGACGAACTTGAATGGACAAATGAAAATGCGGAACTTCTTATGAAGAACGCAGGAGATTTTGATAACTGGGTTTCAGAAACAGTAGGAGAACTGGAAAATTTTACCAAAGTCAAGTAGAAAAAATATTCGACCTACTTGATAAACAGTACTCCGACAAATTTCTTGATATAGACAAATATCTAGCAGTGTGTGAACAGTTAGGCGACGAGCCTGACCCTGAAAAGATGCCTCCCGAATATTCCGATTATCCATTGGAAGTTCAGCAGGCATTTTTAGTACATAGCTATTTACATGATACTTGGGACGGAACATCAGGTTATTACATGGGTAAAGACCAGGCCGCTCTAGGTACTGTACTAGATATTTTAGATATTGAAGATAAAAAAACCGTACTTTACTTTTTTAAAGCTATAGAAGATAGATATTCAAATAGATTAAATAAACAAGTGTCCGAAAGACAAAAAGCAGCTGAAAGAAAAGCTAAAAGTAAAGGTTAAATAATGGCAGGAAAGAAAGTAAAAGGAGCAACTATTACATTTGAGATTACTGATAACGGTAGTCTTAAACTGGTTGAAAAAAACTCCAAAAGAGCAGCACAATCTGTTAAAAAAGTTGGACAATCAGCTCACAGTGCTGACCGTTCATTAAAAGGAGCAGCTAATGCTTCTTCAGGTGCTTCTAAAAACTTTTCAAAATTATCACAAGGTATTACAGGAGGACTAGTTCCTGCTTACGCAACGTTAGCAGCTAACCTCTTCGCAGTAGACGCATTATTCAGATTCCTGAAATCATCCGCAGATTATAGAGTATTAACCCAAGGACAGTTGGCATTTGCTGCTGCGACTGGTGTTGCCTATAAATCTTTAGCGCATGACTTACAAGCAGCTACTAGAAATATGATTAACTTCAGAGATGCGGCACAAGCAGGTGCGATTGGTAGAGCTGCAGGATTATCCGCAGGACAGCTTACAGAACTATCAGAGGCCGCATTTACTGTGTCAATGGCACTTGGTAGAGATGTTACTGACTCATTTAACAGGTTAGTAAGAGGTGTTACAAAAGCGGAACCAGAACTATTAGACGAACTCGGTATCGTATTAAGACTAGAAGAGGCAACGACAAAATATGCAGCGTCTCTCGAGTTAAATAAGAATCAGTTGTCTATTTATCAAAAATCACAAGCAGTAGTAAACGAAGTACTTGACCAAGCAGAAAGAAAGTTTGGCAAGATTAATGCTATTATGGAACCACAAGCTAACTCTATTGCACAGTTAGGAGTTGCTTTTGAGAAAACTATCGATAGTATAAGACCATTTATATCAGCAATGGTAGAACCAGTGGCGGACTTCTTTACTAACAATATTACAGCAGCAGCCATTGCAATGGGTCTTTTTGCTACTACAATTATATCTTCTGTGATTCCTTCCCACCAAGACTTATTGATAACACAAGCTAAACAAACAGAAGCACATGAAGAGCAATTAAACCGATTAAGAGCAAAAACAGAATCATTACAAGCAGCAAGACAAAAACTAGCTGGAACTCCTATCGCTCAAGAAAAATTTACAAAAAGAATGAGCAAAGACGGATTCGATGTAAATAAAGTAGGTGGTGTAAGTGGAGAAGCATTAAGAAAGGGAGACGCTCTAACAAACAGACAAATAGGTGCAATTAAAGCACAAGTAACTAAAGGTGTAGGCGCATTTTCTGGAATGACTGAACAAATGAAAGCAAAGTATACTGCAATGCTTACAGATATGCAAGGTAAAACAAGTGTTGCTCAACAAAAAATTATATTAAGTTGGGAAGGTATAAAAAACGGTGTAATGACAAGAACTACTCAGATGCAAGTACACTGGCAAAGAGCTATGGGTGTGATGGCTACAGCAACAAGAACTGTAACGATGGCTTTAACAGGTATAATGAGTTTTCTATCTTATATAGGTATCGCAATCTTACTATTTCAAGCAGGTAAAGCAGCTTATGATAAGTTCTTTGGCCCTGACCAAGGCGATGTTGATGACTTTAATAAAAGAATAGACGAAGCTACAAACTCTTTAGAAACTCTAAACCAAGAATTACAAAAAATGGGAGAAGTAGCTAGAAGAGGTTTACTAGAGGATGAAATAGAAAGTATAGGACATTTATCAGAAGCTGTAGCAAGTGCTAGTCTAGATAAAGTTATAGACAATTTCCAATTATTAGAAGGTAATAAAGCTTTAAATCCAGATGCATTTAGTGATTTTAGTAAAGAATTAGTAGATACCTTTGATAATTTAGGTTATTTAGATGATAGATTTAATGGATTTGGAGACACGCTAAGAGAAACAGGAACACTTTTACCTAAACAAGTAGAAAAATTAGAAAAATTAACCACAGCAATACAAACTCAAGGCACTGCAGTTAAAACTTTACAAGAAGTAGAAGGCGAATTAATAAAAGAGCAAAATAGACTTGTTCAGAGTTTACCTAAAGTACCTTATCAAAATTTGTTAACACTTATACAACAACAAGCACAAGCTTATAAAGAACTAGGAGAAGAAGGAGAAGCAGGACTCGGACTAGCAAATGCAAACTTAGACTACTATGTTAAAATACAAGAAAGAGCAATAGAATTACAAAGATTAGGATTACAGATTAAAAAAGAAGAAGTTACATCAGGACTCGGAGGTGCTGCAGCTAGTAAAGCACAATTGTCTTATGCAAAAGAACTTTTAGCTCTAAAAACACAAGAACACACTATAGATGAGTTACAATTAAAAATTAAAACTTCTAAACTAGAGAAAGATAGTATAGTTTTAAAAGGTATGGAACAACAGTTACAACTTGCAAAAGATACTTTAGAAGTTCAGAAAATGCAAGTAACTCTAGCAGGATTAAACGCAGATCAGTTCTTTACTACATACGACAAAATGTTTACAGACTTATATACTGATTTTGGTAAAGGAATTGGGGCTGCTATAAGAGGAGAAGACGGAGCTTTTGATAAACTAGGCGAAAACATGAAAAATACTTTATCAAACGCTATAGGAGATGCTCTTGCCAAACAATTTTTAGATGATGTAATACCAGACTTTTTGAAACCAAAAGATGTGGCTGAAGAAATAAATAAAGCAGGAACATATCATGCAGATCTAGTAAGAAATAGAATTGTTCAAGGTGGTCAGATACATGCAAATAATATAGCAAGAGTTGCAAATGGAATGACCGAAGGTCTTAGACAAATACAACTTAGACAAAACCAAGCAAGAGTTACAGTAGCACAAAAAGAAAAACAAAGAGCACTAGACTTAAAAACAAAAAAGACAGACCAAAAAAGAATTCTTGAAATGAAAGACTCCAAAAGTGAAATAGAGGGTTTTATGCAAACTAAAGAAGGTAAATCTGAGTTATTTAACTATACTATGGATAATGCTTCAGAAAGCGATGCGAAAGATATACGAACATCTGAAAGGTATCAAAGAATAAATAATGATTTAATAAATGAGTTAAATGTTATGAGAAATGAAATATTTAGGTCAGGAGATAGAAACGCAGGAAGTAGTTTGCTAGGAGCTGATTTTGCTGGAGGTGCGTATCAGGGCGTATCTATTAATGATGCTTTTAAAGATATAAATGAAAGTAAGTCGTATCAAGAGGGAGTTGAACAAAATATATTAGAAAAATATGTTGAAAAGTTTGAGAGCGATTTAATAGACTCAGTTATAGCAGTACAAAAAGAAATAAAAAATTTAGATAGTACGATTGAAGGTTTAGATACTACTATTGGAGTAAAAGAAACAGAAATAGAATCACTTAAGACTGCTCAAGAGGAAAAACTACCTGGAGTTAAAGTTGTTGAAGTAGATAACGACCTAGAAAAAGGAAAAGTAGGCAACGGCGAGGATGGAACAGCTAAAGAAGTTAAAGGTTTATTTGGAGATGAATTCTCCGAAAATTTAAACCAATTTGGCGGAACTATTGGCTTATTAGCAG